GAAGAAGAATTAAACGAAGAATTAAAGGAATTAGGTGTGAAAGTAGGTGATAGAATTGGTTTTTCAAAAAATTCTGAGTATGATATGGATATAGAGGGAGAAACTCTTTATAGAATGAGAACGAGAGATATACTATATAAAATAGATAAATAATGAATTATTCAGAAAGGGCTATAAAAGATTTAATTCAATCATCTAAAAAAGCAGTTAGAGAATTAATAAAAGAAATAGAAGAACCTATAGATAAAGATATTAGTCAAGAAAAAAGAAGGGCTATAACTAAAGGGAAAAGAGAGGCTTTTGATGATTGTCAAGCTATTTTATTGGGTATTCAAAAATTAGAAGTTCAATTAGGAGAATATGAAGACTCTTTTAAAGTTAAGGAAAAAAAAGATTTTAATGCAAGTTTTATAGAAAAGTTAGCAAATAAATGATAGTACCTTTAATAGAAAAATCAAAAGGAGAAATTGTAGAAGTTCAAGGTTTAAAAATGAGACTTCCTAAGAAACCTTTGTCTAAAAATATTTTATTTTCTAAAAGGAAAAAAAAGAATCAAAAATGGGAAGTTCAAGAAGTTCCAGAAGATTGCACAAGAGATAATTATTCTAAATTTAGTGATTATATAATTAGTGAATTTAAAAGAATTGATGAGGGGGTTTGGTTTATGAATAATGGAGAAGCAACTTATTTAACAGGAGAACATTATTATTATCTTAATTATATTAAAATAGATGTAGGACCTCCAGAATACAGAGATAGAGATCGTAAATTATTTTATTATTGGGAGGCTTGTAAGCAAGATAAACGCTGTTTAGGTATGACTCTTGTTAAACCAAGACGTATGGGTGCTTCTTGGATAGGGTCTTCTATGTTATTGTATGGATTAACTAGAGTTAAAAATTCATTAGGAGGTGTTTTAAGTAAAACTGGACTTGATGCTAAAACGTTTTTTACAGATAAGGTAGTATTTGCTTTTAGAAGACTTCCTTGGTTTTTACAGCCAATACAAGATGGTACTACTAATCCTAAAATGGCTTTATCTTTTTCTGAACCAGCTAGAAGGCTTTCTTCTCAACATAAACATATTAAAAAATCAGAAGCTTTAAATAGTAAAATAGAATGGAGAAACACTACTCAAAATAGTTTTGATTCCACAAAATTAAAATTACTTGTTTTTGATGAGGTCGGTAAAATTGATAAAGAGATAGATTTAAATAAAATGTATCAAATTATATCACAATGTTTAGTTGTTGGTAGAAAAGTTGTTGGTAAGGCTTTTTTACCCTCTACTGTAAATGATTTAGACGAAGGTGGTGATCAATTTAAAAATTTATTTGAAGCATCTGATAATCAGGAAAGAAATGAAAACGGTATGACCAAAACTGGTCTTTATTCTTATTTTGTTCCAGCTTATGATGGGTTAGAGGGATTTATAGATGAATATGGTTATAGTGTAATAGATGATCCTAAAAAAAAGATATTAGATTATGAAGGTTATGAAATAGAACAAGGATCTAAAAACTATTTAAAAAAAACAAGAGAGGGTTTAAAAACAGATAATAGAAGGTTGCACGAACATAAAAGACAATATCCTTGGCATATTAAAGAAGCTTTTTATAGGGATATTAAAACCGCTACTTTTGATCTTCAAAGAATACAAGATCAAATAGATTATAATCAAACCGCTACTTATCCTTTATTTACTAAAGGTAATTTTATATGGAAAAATGGTCAAAAGGACACAGAGGTTATATGGGTTCCTCACACAAGAGGTAAATTTAAAATTACTTGGCTTCCAGATAAAAAATTACAAAATAATATAGATATGTCTTCTGGAAGAAAAAAACCAGGTAATGCTTGGGCTGGGTGTTGTGGATGTGACCCTTACGATTTAGACACAACAGTAGACACAAGAAGATCTATGGGAGCTTTTCACGCTTATAATAAATTTACTATGAATGACGAAATACCTTCTAACCAATTTGTTTGTGAATATATAAATAGACCACCAACGGCAAGAGAGTTTTATGAAGATGTGTTAATGGCTGTAATTTTTTATGGATATCCAATATTAGTAGAAAATAATAAATATGGAATTGTTAGGTATTTTGAAGATCGGGGGTATGTGGAATATTGTATGTCTAGACCAGATCAGTCAAAATATACTTTAAAAAATGGAAAAATATTAAGAGGAATACCTTCTTCTCCAGATGTAATACAATCTCACGCACAAGCAATTGAATATTACATTTATAATTATGTGGGTTGGAATGATGTGGATCAAATAGGAAATTGTTTTTTTGATGATCTTTTAGAAGATTGGGCTGAATATGATATAACAAAAAGAACAAAATATGATGCTACAGTTTCATCTGGATTAGCGTTAATGGCGGCACAAAAAATAATAAGTAAAAAAGAGGTTGTTAAACAAAAACCTTTTATAAGAAGGTACAATAATGCAGGAATGTTTAGTAAATTATTAAAATAGTCAAAAAAAAGATATATTTTTGTAAAATAGAAAAATTTTTATGAAACCAAAAGGAACATCAACATTTCCATCACCATTAGTTAGTAGAAGCGAGGCTTCAAGTAAAAAGTACATACTTAAATACTTGAAAGCTATGTACCAACAATGGAAGGGAGTTAACTCAGATTATGATTCTTCTACAAAAAGAAAGAGATTTCTTGAAAATAGATTATACGCAGAAGGATCTCAAGACATTTCTAAATATAAAAACTTAATAAACCCATCAGGAGACACTTCTTCTTTAAATTTAGATTGGTCAATAGTTCCTATTGTTCCTAAGTTTGTAGATGTTATATCAAATGGAATATTAAATAAAGAATATGAAGTAAAGGCAACAGCTATAGATCCTATTAGTGTTTCTCTTATGGTTGAAAAAAGAAATATGCTTTATGCTAAAATGGTTACTGCTGATCTTAAGAAAAGAATATTTGAAATAACAAAATTAAATTTACAAGAAGGGGGTTATATTCCTGAAAATATGGAAGAATTACAACTTCATATGGATTCTAACTTTAAACAAAAACACGAAATTTCTATAGAGCAGGGTGTAGAATTTGTAATGAAGTTAAATCAGTATCAAGAATTACAAAAAAAAATAACAAGAGATCTTATTATAACTGGTACTGGTGGATTAAAAGTTTATTTAGATCCTGTTCACGGAGTTAAAATAAGATATGTAGATCCTGCTAATTTAACTACTGGTCACACTAAATATGATGATTACAGGGATTCTCAACATTTTGGAGAGGTTTACAATATGACTATATCTGAAATAAAACGAATAGCTGGTGATGAGATATCAGAACAAGAATACGAAGAGATTGCAGAAAAATATGCAGGTAAAAATGGAAACCCAGGATCTTTTGAAAGAAGCTCTTATTTAAAAGACTCTAGTTCTGGAGAGTTCGATTACGATAGTTTTAGCGTTACTGTTATTGACGGGGAATTTAAATTAGCTAATGAATTATCTTTTGAGAAAAAACAAAACAAACACGGAGGTTATTCTTTTCACAAAAACAAAGATAATTATAAGCCTCCTAAAAAATCAAAATTTAAAAGACAGCAAGTTCATTCAAAAATAAATTTTCTTTATAAAGGTATTCATATTGCAAATACAGATATTGTTATAAATTACGGAGAGGTAAAAAACCAATTAAGACCTCAAAGTGCTTTACACGAAGTTCAATCTTCTTATGTTATATACACTCCTCATTTAAGATCAATGTCTTCTAAAAGTTTAGTGGACAGAATGAAGCCTTTTGCGGATCAAATACAACTTACTCATTTAAAACTACAACAACTAGTTGCTAAAGCTAGACCTAAAGGTATTGCTTTTGAGTTAGGATCTTTAGAAGATGTTTCAAAAGGAGATGGGGGTACATTTACCCCACTTGAATTACAAGATATTTATGATCAAACTGGTAATATATATTATAGAAGAAAAGATGAAGAGGGTAATCCAAGTAACGTTATGCCTATTACTGAATTAGAAAATGGTATAGGGGGTGATATGGTAAAGCTTGTAAATATATATAATTACAATATGCAGATGATTAGAGATGTTACTGGTGTTAATGAAACAAGAGAAGGACAACAACCTGATAAAGACGCTTTGGTTGGAACTCAAAAATTAGCATTACAAGCCTCTAATAATGCAACAAGGCATTTAGATGAGTCTGAAAAAAATATTACAAAAAGAATTGGTAATAATATAATTCTTGCTATACAAGATATGGTAAAATACGACAAACCTATGAAGGGTTATGTAAACGCTTTAGGTCAAAGTATGAAAACATTTGAAATAACTAAGGATATGTCTAAGCACGAATTTTCTATATTTTTAGAAACTGAACCTGATGAGGAAGAAAAATTTATGTTAGAACAAAACATTCAAGCTTCTATTGCGTCTAAAGAATTAAGAATAGAAGACGCTATAGCTATTAGGGCTTTAAAAAATGTTAAGATCGCAAATAGAATGCTTGTTTTTAGAAGAAAAAAATATCAACAAGAACAAATGATGATGGCTCAGCAACAAATGCAACAACAAGCTCAAGCTGAACAGCAAAAATTAGCTATGCAATCTCAAATGGAAGCACAAAAACTTCAAATGGAAACGCAATCTAAAGCTCAATTAGAGTCTGCTAAAATTCAAATGGAATCTGATAAAATGCAAAAAGAGTATAAATTAAAATCTGAATTAGCTAGACAGCAATTTGAATATGATTTTGCTTTAACTAAATTAAAAGAAGAGGTTTCTGGAAAAATGAATTCCGCTAATGAAGATAGAAAAGACGAAAGAATAAAAAAACAAGCAATTGAGCAAAGTAAATTATTATCCCAAAAAATGGGAGAAAGAGGTGAAATAAAATCGGAAGAAGAAGAAAAGGCTGAACAAGTCCCTCCGCTTCCAGATATGTATAATCCACCGCCAGGTGCCTAGTATTCGGTAAAGCGAATAGGGGGTATTCGGAAAAAACGAAGGTTATTATACTTATATATAATAATTTTTATATTTTTGTAGTAATATTAATTAAATTAAATAAAAAATGGTAGAAGAAAATTATAACACAGAAAGTGTAGAAAACACAGATAGTCAAAGTGTAGATACTCAAGATTCTAATTCGGACTTAGGTTCAGCGGCAGGTTTTGAGATTGAGTCAGTAGAAGATCCTTCAGAAAAGGTAAAAGACGCTGAAACTTTAACTATTGAAACTGAGCCTAGTAAGGCTCAAGAGAGTTCTTTAAATAATGATAATACATCTTCAGAGCAATCTGAACCTAATGAGTCCGAATACGGAGAAGTAGAATTAGATGATCAAGATATGATTGAGGTTCTTAATCAAAAATATGATACTGATTTTGATTCTATGGAAGAGTTTGAGGACGCTGTCTCTTCACAAGACGAAATGTCTTATAGCCATAACGAAAAGTTAGATAGAATTGACAGATTTATGCAAGACACTGGAGGAACTTTAGAAGATTACCTTTATATGGAATCTTTGGATTTTGATGAAATGTCAGACCAAGATATAATAAAGGAAGCTATTTCTAGAGAAAATCCTTCACTTGACGAGAAAGAAATAAATTTTTTATTTGATAAAAACTATCCTTCTTTCGGTAAAAACAAGGGTGATGATAATTATAATGAAGATGAGCTTCGTGAGGATCAGATTTTGTTAAAATCAGATGCTGCATCTTTACGAGACGAATTTCAGGATGAAAAAGATGAATATCTTAATGGAATGTTTGAAAGAGAAGAGTCTGAAGAAGGCGGAGACGAACAAGCTGAGTATGAATACCAAGCTAGGGCGGCAGAAGCTAGAGACGAATGGTTAAGTGACCTTGATTTTGAAACACAAGACCTTAGTGGTATAGAGTTTCAAATAAACGACAAGGGAGACATTTTTACTTACGATATTCCAGAAGAAGATAAAGAATCTTTATATCGCCATAATTCTGATTTAGGAAATTTTTTTGACAGATATGTTGATGATCAAGGAAATTGGAATTATGATAGATTAAATTCTGAAATGTACGTGTTGAATAATATGGATAAGATTATGAAATCTTTAGCAAACCAATATTCATCACAAGGTAGAGAGGGTATTATAAAAGATATTAAAAATCCTTCTTACGAACAAACGAAGAGAAGCTCAAATTCTGGTAAATCAGAAAGCCTAGAGGGTCAAATATTAGACTCTATGTATGGCTCGGGTGGAACTTTAAGAATTAAATAATGAATATTAACTTTTAAAAATTTAAAAAAATGGCTATAACAGGTGCATTCGGGGGTGCGGCCTCAGGACAAAGCGTAATACCTTCAGCGGTCAAGTATACTGGTTCGTCTAATTATGTCTCAGCATCTAATCTTCATAAACCACAAGTTGATGATAGATTAATTGAGAGATTTGGCGATCAGGGTATAACTGGACTACTTGAAATGGTAGGAGCTAAAAAATCCGTACAAAATTCAGAATGGTATCACTGGGAAGAAGCAAGATTACATCAGTCTTATACTGGTACTTTTGTTTTATCTGGTGCTACTAGTGCTGTTGCAACAATAACATTAACTGCTCCAGCGGCAACATCAGTAACAACTTCTGATGGAACTTCTACAGGTAACTTAGACCAAACAAAAGCTGACGAAGTTACGCTTAGGTTAGGTGACGTTATTATGTTAGATAATGGAGACATTGCTCATATAACAGGTGATAATGGTGCAGATACAGAATTAGATGCAGATAATACAGCAATAATTTGTGAGCCTTATACGGCTTGGAGTTATACTGCTTCTTCAACTAATACTGGTGTAAAATTTGTTATCATTGGTAATGAGTACGCTAAAGGATCTGATCAACCTTCACAATACTTACAAGCTAGAGCTGAAAAATTCACTAACTACACTACTATTATAAAAGATAGTTACGCAGTTACTGGTACTGACGCTACTAACGTTGTATGGGTGAAAGTTAAAGGCCCTATGGGTTCAGGTTACTTAT